AGCGGATCCCTAGCGTAACTGTCGGCTTAACGTGGTTACCAGCCTTTGATTTTCGTAATGCAGAAGATCGAAGCTGGCTCCGCACGCTCGACAGCGTAGCTTTAACTGTACAGCGTTTAAAGTTCAATTTCTGAACAACGCTAAACTGAAGGAAACTTAAGATGTCCATCACCCTTAACACCCTGGCCTATGGTCAGGATAGTTTTGCCACTCCCAACAAAGTTGTTTACGTTGGCCCGAGCCACTCGTTCAGTGTCAAGGATACTCTTGCGCTGTCCCGGGTTGCTCCGAAGCCTACTAAAGACTTCGCGGGAGTTGCTCGCTCTGAGGCGAAGCGCACTAAGACTGTAACTCTCGGCGACGGCTCACAAGCCGAAGCGATTGTTACTATCTCGTGCTCTTTGCCGGTGGGTATGGCGGAAGCCGATGCTGATGCTCTTCGTGATGACATTGGTGACTTCGCTATCGGCGCCGACGGAAAAGCCCTGTTCTGGAAGCATGACCTGACGTACTAAGTCATGTCTTCTGAACGGGTTATCGCGTTGGTGCTGGTGACGATGGTAACCATTATCCTTGGGCTAGCTGCCCTTGGTGTCATCTATTCTATAGGAGTGCGTAATGCACAACAAGAAATCGAAAGGCAAAAGCAATCGGCGGATTTCATCCGCCGAGATCCACTCGCAGAAACTAATAAAAGTTCTGACGATAGTTTTGAACGATAACTGCACGGAGTATCCCTGGTCGGCCGACGTTCTCGGTAAATTGAGAGCGCGCGACTGGCCTGGGCTATATCTGTGGTCTGAACGTGCTACCACAGTTGTATACAGCACGGCGACAGAGCATTTTGCCGCCAATCAGATTGCTGCATTAATTCTAAAAGCTCCTTTCGATTATAGGACCTTTGGTTTCGAACAAACGCCCGAAAGGGCAGCTGTTCAAAAGTTTCTCTCAGCTGAGAGGACTTGTCGTAAGACAAACCATCGGTTCACTAGGTTGAAGGGGTTGAATCCTGTGTACACGCGGCAACTTGCGTTTATGCGGGACTGGATTCGCAAAGTAATCGGCGATGAGCCGAATATGAAGCGAATCCGGGATTCATGCGGTTTCAGCTCAGGCGCTTCTATCGGTGTTCACGGAAATGCTACCAATCTATTTCGCAAGTTTCACGCGGAAGATTGGACCGTGACACCTAGCGCCTTACCTTACGTTTACG